AGATACGAAGGACGAGTCGTCGTACCCCGTCGTGGACGGTGAGAATAATCTCCGGCGCGGGAACGTCGAGTCGGCGTGGGAACTCGGCGGACAGGGCGCTCCCGTCTCCGAGGAAGAGCACGATGAGAAGGTCAAGATGCTCGGCAAACAGTTCGACGACAACCCCGTCCCCGGCTCCGCCTACGAAGGCGAGAGCAAGCTCCACATCGAGGAGACACTCGCAATGTCCGCGTCCGCGGCCGACGGCGGCGACCTCGACTTCGAGGCCTTTGAGGATCGGATCGGCACGGGCTTCAACGAGTTCGGTGTACGCGAGAACCGGACCGATGACGGCGAACTGAAGAGCGTCGATGTGATCTTCGAGGCGATGGAACCCGGCCCGCCCGAGCGGCGGAACGGCGTTCGCATCACGGAAGACTTCCTCCGCGAAGTCGCCTCGAAGGACTACTCCGATCCGAACAAGCCGCCCCACCTCGTCGATCACCAGCGGAGTGATTCATTCTCGAAGGTGGGCGACGTGAAGGAAGTCTGGTTCTCCGAGTCGCGTGGGAAACTAATGCTGATGGCCCGCGTTCCGAACACTGGCAGTCGGACGCACGACGAGGCCATCAAGCGATACACCCACGAGCCGCCGAGTTGGCGCAACGGCTCGGTCGGCTTCGGAGATCAGTACAAGGCCGTCCGGAACGAGAGCGGCGAGCCGGAACTTCGTGACGGTACGCTCCAAGAGTTCTCGACCGTCAACTTCCCCGGCGGCTACGACGAGGGCGGCATCCGGCCCGACTTTGCTGAAGCCGCCCAGGAAGCAGTCGTCGAGTTAGGGGGTGATTTTGCGATGGACAAAGAGCGGGTGTTCGAGGAATGGAAGAACCTCGTCAATATGAGCGAAGAAGAGATGGAAATGTGGGACGAGCACCCCTGCTCTGATGTTGGAACTGAAAACGGATCTGACTGGCGTGATAACACGCTGATGTTGATGGGGCAGGCCCCGGACGGCTGGAACGAAGAATCTTATCGCATCGCAAACCGCGTTATAGCGTGGGCAAACGAACATATCGACAAGCTACGTGAAGACGCAAAAAACGCCGGTCGCGGCACTTGTCCGTCTCCGCTTGCCGTAGAAATGCTTAACCGCGGTATCAACCCGTTCGATGAGATGCCTGGAGGGAACCCAACCTTCTACTCAACTGAGGTAATCACCTTCGGCGAGTAAGACTGCGGCGCACAGGACGAGTAACTACTCGATGAGGGTTCGATGACGCCGCGAACGTTGTAGCCCGAAAGGGTGGGCGGCAGAGAACCTGATGGCGGATCTCTTTCAGTACAACTATGGATCTCAGTTTTAATCAGATCAGCTACGACGGCGAACTCTCTGACTTCGACAGAGACGACCTCATCGAACTGGTGCGGGAGTTCGAGAAGGCACAGGAGTCGAACATCGCCGAGTTCGAGAAGGCGGCCGAGACGCTCGAAGGCGTCGATGAGGCGTCCATCGAAGAGTTCGAGGAAGCGGACGCGGAACTGACGCAGGAAGTCACCGAAGAGACGTTCCTCTCCGAAGAGGAAGCCGAGGCGCTTTCGTTCGAGCGGAAGCGCGAGGTGCTCGCCGAGCACGCGGGGGACGACGATGACGGCGGTGACGATGACGGCGATGGTGACGGCGACGACGAAGACTTCGGCAAGCGGGGAGCGACCCACGGTGACGGCGACGGCGACTTCTCCGAGTCGGTCGAAGAGAGCCTCTCGAACATCACCGGCGTCGTCGTTTCCGACGAATAACTTCCTCTCTCTGACCTACTATGGCTAACTTCAATATCGCTACTGGCAACGAACAGCCTATCAACCGGACCGGCCTCGATAACATCCAGATCGAGGGCGACGACGTTCAGGGTATTCCGGTCGGGGTTGACAACTCCGGCTCGGAGCCGAAGCTCGTGCGAGCCGACGCCGCGGAAGGCATCCCTGCGGTCGGCGTCCTGCTCCCGCAGGAGGTCTTCCCCGACGACGAGTACGCCTACGTCGGCAGCCACGAGATGACGGAGGAGATGGCGCAGATGTTCTCGGAGATGGACCGGACCGAGGTCGGCGACCGTGTGACCCTCATCCGGTACGGCGTCGAACTCGCCAACGATGGCGCGGATATGGGCGTTACGCCCGGCGAGCCGGTCTATCTCGCCGAGGGCGGCGGCTTCACGCAGACGGAGCCTTCGACCAGCGGCAGCATCGTCCAGATTCTCGGCGTCGGCCTCGACCCCGAGGATATGGGCGAGACGGTCGAGGATGGCCGCGAACGAATCCTCCTCGATATCGAGGCTGGCTACGAGACGGTCGCATAGACTCAACACTAACACGATAACTCTTTCACACATCTATGGCTACTGGACCTCATTCCGAGATTCTGACGAAGGACGGCCGAACGCTCGACGAGATCCTCGACCTGACCCGTGAACTGGTCAACGGGTTCAACGAGGCGGAGCGGCCCTTCCGCGATATGTTCGCGGTCGAGGTCAATCAGCAGACCTTCTTCCAGGATCGGCCGAACACCGATCTCTACTGGGACAAGATCGCGGAGGGCGAGCATCCGCGCACTGTCGTCGATGAAGACGAGGAAGGCAAGTGGATCACCATCAACGGTGACACCTTCGCCAAGGGCCTCGGCATCACCCGCGAGCGGTTCGAGAAGTCCACCTCGGATCAGCTTCAGCGGAAGATCGAAACGATGCTGGAGGGGGCGGCCAACACGCAGGACCGCCTCATCCGAAACATCTTCAAGCAGGGCATCGCCGACGGGCGTCAACTCTGGTACGACGTGCCGGACTTCGGCGAGCACAGCCACAGCGACACGCACAATCACGTCTTCGGTTCCACGTCCGATCTCTTCGACGACTCGAACGCCCACAAACCGCACGAACACGTTGAGCGGGCGAAAGAGCACCTGACCCACCACAACTACGACGGTCCCTTCGTGGCGCTCATCTCCACGAGGTTCAAGCGGAAGCTCCGCGACGAACTGACGTGGGACGCGCAGTACCACATCCCGATGGCGAACGGGATGCGGAGCGCGGACGTGCGCGACCTCGATATCATCATCGACAACGTGCGGATGGTCGAGTCGCCCTAGATGACGGGTAACCACTTCTACCTCACGCAGGTCGATAACGAGGGGCCGGTCAAGTTCTACAACGACCAGCCCGTCGATATCACGCGGCCGAACGGCGCGTCGGTCGAGTCGCCGGGCGACCTGCTCGGTGCTCGCGGCTACGCCCGCTTCGGTGCGCGGTTCGTCGATCCGCTTCGCGCTGTCGAAGTCACGGCGGACAACCTCGCGTAACGACTTCCACTTTTCCCGCTCGATGAGGCGGGCGGATTTCAGGCAGGTAATCTATGACTTCAGAACAAGAGTTCGAGCAAGAAGTCCGGACGTTCACCGGGTACTCGCAGTCCAAGCTACCGGACGACGACCTATCGGACGCGAAGCGACGCGCGGAGAAGCACATCCGGTCCCGGAAGTCCGGACTTGAGGAAGACTTCGATCTTCTCTCGAACGAGCAGTCCGAAGAGGCGTTGTTCTGGTACACCTGCCTGTTCGTGAAGGTTGCGACCGGAGAGCTTGACTCGAAGACGGTCCAGATCGGGGCCATCGACTCCGAGAAGCTGCTCGCCAAGGCGGACGGCGACGTAACTGAGTGGTTCCGCAGAGCGCGGACGGCGACCAGGAACTTCCGTTCCGACCAGCTCATCCAGTCATCGAGTCCGGTTCGTAACGACAGATCGTATCCCTCCCAGTCGCCGCGCGGCTACGGCTCCGGGCCGGATATCTAAGCTATGCCTATCGCACAGGATATCGGCGCTGACATACGGCGCATCGGGGACGAAGCCACCGTACTCACGAAGCAGAAGGTCGGTGAAGACGAGTTCGGGAACCCCGAGTGGGACCATACCGAAGATCGGACCGTCCACGTTGTGCGGACTTACCCGAACAGGAACACGACGGTCGAATCTATCAGCGGCGATAGGGTCAGTGACCGGCCCGTGTTCATTATCCCGAAAGGCGAGAACGAACCGGACCCGCCGGAGCCGGAAAACCATCTCACGTACAACGACCGCATCTACGAACTCCAATCGCCAACGCACTACGACACCCACGTCGAGTTCTTCGCCGAGTTGGTTCGGCACTAATCACCTATGGCACGCTTTCACGCCGATATCGACGGCCATCGGAAAGTCGATGACGCGCTCGCTGACGGCCTGAAAGAAGGCCTGAAAGAAACGGGCGAGTGGCTCCAGCGGCGCGGTATCGAACGCGCCCGTGATCGCGTCCGTGCGACCGACCGTGTGTGGCGCAAGCGCGTCTACCACGGGTTCACCGAAGACGACAGCAGTGCGGACGGTGGTCGGTGGTCCGGCTCGATCAAGAACACGGCTCCGCACGCACGGATCGTCGAGGAGGGTCTTGATCCGGGCGAGGCGAACCCGCCCGTTCAGGCCATCATCGAGTGGGTGAGCGACGAACTCAACCCGCAGACGGCGGCCGGGAGAGATCTGTCGGAGTGGGACCCTGAGCTACGTGAACTGGCAGGCGAGTACCATCCCGGATACGTGCTTACCGCGTTCGCGGTGAAGGAGCACCTCGAAGAAGAGGGCTATCCGGGCATCGAATTTATGGAAACAGCAGAGCAGTACCTCAGTTCCATCGGGCCAATGGTGCTCCACCGCAAGGTTGAGAAGAATATGGAAGATGCTCTGCGGCGGAACGGTCTGAAGTAGTTTTCTATGGACGAAACAACGCTCATCTCAACCCTCCAGCAACGGCTGGACGCAGCGGTCGATGTGCCAGTTCACACGGCCGGATTCGAGGATACGCGGCCCGTTCCCGCAGTCATCATCGAAGACTGGGACACGACGGAAGTCACGTATCACAATTCCCCCTTCGCCGGTGAAGTATGGGGCGACCTGGACGACGACGGATCGAACGAGTACGAGCGGTACTTCCGGTTCTACTACGAGACACGGGTTGAGGTTACGTCGCGGCATCTCGATGAGGTCGAGGCGTCGCGGCTAAACGATACCATCAAGTCCGTGTTTCGTGAGATCCGCGCGGACCGGTCGTCGTTCCACGACCACCTACGGAACTGCTTGCCACGCGGCTCGGGGAGCCTTCAACACGAGTTCACGGAGCCGAGAGAGACGGAATTGACGGCATCGGCCCTGTTCAAGGGTTTCCATCAGGTCGTCAAGTCCGACTACGACACGATAGAAGAAGTTCTCAAGGACTTCACGCTTCAGGAGTAATTCTTCAACTTTTCATATGACTCAGTACGGAGACACTCAGACGCCTGGAATCGTCACTGACGTTACGTCTTCGGTCGGGATTCCGACTGCGGACAGTGCGGTCAGTGATGTTGGTATCGTCGGTCAGGCTGATCTCGGCGACGGCAACGCGCAGGGATCGGCTGACCCCAATGTCGTCTACGAGGTTACGCGGGCAACGAGCGCCGAGCAGTGGTTCGGTGATCCCGATAATAGCCTCCTGACCGAGGCTATCATCGACGCACTCAACGAAGGCGCGTATCCGATCTACGCGGTCGCTGCCGAATCCATCGAGGAAACGGGCGAGGATCACTCCAGCGTCTCGACCACGGAGGTCACGCTGGACAACGGCCCGATTCGGGAAGACAGCGACGCGATCACCATCACGCTCGACGGGACCACTCTGACCGCAAACATCGTCTATGACGATCCCTCGTCGTACTCGCCTGACAGCGGCGAGTGTTACGTCAACCCCGTTCTGTCGGAGGTAGAGATCCCGACCACGCCGTCGAACAGCCTGACCGCCGACTACGAACATTTCGACTACTCGGCGGCGCACGACGTGATGGCAACCGATGCGGGCGAGACAATCGACTTCCTCACCCCGATCAGCGAGCGTCGGTCCGTGGTTGACGACGCGAAGGAAACGGTCGGGAGTATGGAGTCGGAGTACGAACTCGCCCTGCTGGACGCCGGTGCGGAGATCTACATCAACGACCCGGCGAGCTACGAGAATCCCTACGACGACTCGCGGACGCAGCTTATCTACCCGACACGGTTCGATGACGGCACATCGGCCGTCGCCGCCTACGCGGGTCGTCGTGCGGCCATCGGCATCGAGACGACGCCGATCAACAAGACGCTCGCTGCGGACAAGTCGCTACACCCGACGCAGGCGCGGCCGGTTGACCGCTCGTTCCGCGGCCAACTCATCGACAACAACGTCGTGCCGCTTGCGAACGAGGCTGCCGGTGCGCGGATTGTCGATGACCCAACGACGGTGACTGAAGAGAACAAGGATGAGCAGAACATCGAGTACGGCTTCAACCGGCTCGTGATGGACTTCATCATCCAGGCCGTGCGAGAGAGCGAGAAGCCGTTCATCGGACGGCTAAACAACCCGGCGGTGCGGAATACGCTCGGGAATCTCATCGAGGAACGGATCTCTCAGCTTACGGCCAGCAACGTCGTCCTCTCCTATTCGATCAACGTCGCCAAGGGTGACGCGACAACCGCAACGCTGGAGATCAACGTCGATCTCGCCGAGCCGCTCCGGTTCATCGAGAACACGGTGACTGTCGGTGAGTAAGTCAGAAAGACTCGATTCTTGCTGCTTTAACTCATTATGACAATGGAAGTCAACGGCGGAGTTGATCGAATCGAATCCGCGTCGAACATCACGCTCATCATCTCGAAGATCAGGGGCGACGGCGGCGACTCGGGGACCAGCTTCGTTGAGGTCCCAATCTCGCGGCTGGACACGACGAAAGAGGTCGAGATCTCCGAGATCCGCGAGTCTTCGCTGAAGGCGAGCGGCTACTCGATCACCTCGATCTCCTACTCGGGGACGATGATGTTCAAGGGCAGTCGCCTGACGAAGGTCTTCCCCGACTCTGCCGACAGTCAGGTAGAGGAACTCAACGACGCGAACAAGCTGGACGATCTGCTCTACGACGAGCACGGCGTGCCTGTCCCGGTGAGCATCAACATCACCCACGAGAAGAACGACGAGGACGAGATGTACCA